AGCATGTTTAATTCGTCTAATCACAGATACTTTATAAAGCATTTTAATACTTTTTTGAATCTGTCAATGCGTAAGTCCTAAAGCATTCTGAAAAGTATTGTTTCAATGTTGCTGAAGGGGTTACATGATGCATTTTAAATTAAAATTTCGTGCAATTCCAAACAGCGGGAATCAAATTGGTAATTCAGTTAAATCAGTCAATGGTAAAACTGGTGTTGTTGTTTTGAATGCTACAGATGTAGGGGCAGATCAAACAGGAGCAGCGGATCAAGTAAAATCACAACTAGAAAACAACATTGCCCAAGTCCTCGCTTTAGCTCAAACAAATGAGCTAAAAATCGGTACAAAAGCAGATCAACTTGATTTAGAAACAACACAGATTCAAGTTGAAGAAAATCGGTTATCTATTTTGACTAAAGCCGATATTCAAGCTTTAGCTATGCTTGCTCAGTTGGTTGATACAAAGGCGGATCAATCATATGTTAATCAGCAGATTGCTAATTTAGTTGGATCCGCGCCAGAAGCTTTAGATACAATTTACGAACTAGCTGCAGCTATTCAGAGCGAATCTAGTTTGATTGCAGCATTGAATGAATCTGTAGCAAATCGAGTACGTTTTGATATTGCGACACAAGCATTGACTGAAATTCAAAAGCAAAATGCACGAACCAATATTGATGCTGAAAAAATCGGTACAGCGCAGCAACTGGTCAGCCAAATCACTGCCCAAAGTTTAGGTGCAGCAACGGCAGCACAAGGTGCAAAAGCTGATACAGCATTGCAAAGCTCAGATGTTGCACCTGTTGCTTTTTCGGGGTTATTCACAAGCCTAGCGAATCAAAATAAAATTTTTGATGTTGTTTTCAATGCCTATGCTCTTGGTTCAAATACTGCTATTTCTGCAACAGATACACTAGGGCAAATGCTTGGAAAGCTACAAGCTCAAATTGCAAATAGTGGCAGTTCAGCACCTGTATGGGTTGATATTACAACAGTAGGCACGGTTCAAGCTTATGTAACTCCGTTTAGCATACAAGTCGCAAAATGGAATGGGATGTTATTGATTCGGGGTACGTATAACGTAAACACGACTGTATCAGCATATAGTGAGTTATTTAGAATCACTGATCCATACTATAAACCGCAAGCATATAGCACGACTGGCAACCCTCGCTTGTTAATGCTATTGCTTAATTACAACAACGCATCAGCATCGAAATCAATAGGTTTTACAGCATCAGGTAATATTTCAAATCTAGCAACGGCACAAGCGGCAAATGTTATTTTTGATGCTCGATCTATAATTTATACAACAGATGGGACGATGAATATCGTACCCACAATAATTGGAACTTTAGCAATTTAACTATCAACCGCCGTTTGGCGGTTTTTTTACATCTGGAGAAAAGAAAATATGGCAGAGCCAGTGAGTAGTGGCGTAGGGGTTGCTGCGGCAATCAAAGTTTACGGGATGGCAATTTTATTGGGGGTAGCTATTTTCTCAGCAACTCTCGTTTATCTTGTCGTAGTAATGACACGAATGCCTCGCACTCGAAACGAGTGGGTTGTGAGTCTAATTACCACTGTTATGGGCAGCATCGCTGGTGGAGGATTCTTAATTCAGCATTTTGAGTTGCATAGTTATTTACTTACATGGGCGGGATTGTGTGCTGTGGGAGGATTATTCTTTATATCAGGCTTACCGTTCTGGGCAATCATTCGATGGACATTTAACTATGTAAACGCACGTGAAAACGCAACGATTATTGAAGTGGTTGAAGAACTGAAAGACTTCAAAGATAACCTTTAACAAGTAGATCCAGCCAATGCCGCCTTAGGGCGGTTTTTCGAAATTTAATGTTTCAGTAAGTGTCGTTCTTTATAATGTTTTTATAATTTGTTATCTTCTTTTTTCAAAACTTTATAAAAGAGGAATAAAATTGAATATCATTTCATTTGATGAAGAACTATTAAAAACAACCGCACGACACTGGATTGATCGAGGTATAGCATTAAATCTTGATGACGAATTAATTGAATTAAATGAACAGTTTTTTGAACATATTCAAGCTAGTAAAGATTATGGGGATTATTTAACACGTGAAAGTCTAAATACTTATATCGGTATTTGTGAGGATGATTGTGATCATCCAAATGTTATTGTTGAAGTCGGATATCATCGTCGGGGTCGTGAATTAACGTTAAAGATTTTTGATATCTACATTAGTCCAGAGCTTGATAGTTTGGTTGATTCAGAATATGATTCGAAATATGCAGAATATTTGATCTTTATTATTCAAAAATTCTTGCAGCATGCTGATTGTTCTGGTAGTGCGACTAAAATCTACGCACGTACAGACTATAGTCAAGCGTTCTTACAGCGAATGCATGACGCAGCAGAATCAATTAAATCAGAATTAGATAAAGCTGGTTTGACAGTTAAGTTCGAAGGTAAGCGGTGGCTTGCCTTTCGACGTCAATAAACCTTACAAAATAGGTGTGGGAATTATGAACGTTTTTTCATTGGTAAGTCATATTCAATTAACTGAAACAAAACAACAAAAAGTTAATGAATTGGTAGCTCAATGTGTATTGTCTGCTTGTGCAAAAACTCCAAATATGCGAGAAGTTCTCAAGGGTGATATGCGTAACACCATCTATGCGTCTCGCCTCCGAAAAGTATCATAAAATTTTAAATCAAAAAAACCCCGCATGTGCGGGGGTTTTTTATTGCCTAGAGGAAAGTGAAAATGAAGAAAACAATTAGTGAAATTGCTCTTAAACTAATCGCTCAATTTGAGGGTTGCTATCTGCAAGCATATCTATGTCCTGCTGGTGTGTGGACTATCGGGATTGGCACCACGGTTTATCCGAGTAGCTCTAAAGTAAAGAAAGGCGATACATGTACACTTGATCAAGCGCACGAATATCTTGCGCATGACATGATTGAATTTGAAAAAACAGTTAACGATTCTGTCAAAGTTGATCTAACTCAGAATCAATTTGATGCGCTCGTCTCGCTTACTTACAACATTGGATCTACTGCATTTAAAAACTCAACATTGCTCAAAAAGTTAAATGCTAAAGACTATGCAGGTGCAGCAGATCAGTTTCTAGTATGGAATAAAGGTGGTGGAAAAGTCTTGAAAGGCTTGGTTCGTCGTCGTGAAGCTGAACGAGCATTATTCACAAAGAAGTAATCATGCATCACTGCAAACGCTCATTATCTTCATTGATAGTGAGCATTTTTGTTTTGTGCTTATCAGGCTGCACAGCTCATACAATTAAAACGAACGTCTCAATTAGTATTTGCTTGCAATGTGTTCAAGAGAAAAATTAAGTGTTTATGGTCAAACTGAAAAACATGTCAAAAACTTGTCAATAAAAAAGCCACTTTATTAAGTGGCTAATTTATTTATGGAATTTTGGTGGAGATGGCGGGAGTCGAACCCGCGTCCGCCAGCACTACGCTCGAGAATACTACATGCTTAGATATCGTCAATTATTTTAACTTTTTGTGACCCGACGAACAGGGTACAAATCGCGATCCTCTAAGTTTAGTACAAAGCCCCGAGGCTTGGCTTTATACGGACTTGTGTGCGTGCGCTTCGGTCGGACTCTCTAACCACAAGTATTCAGAGAGGCGGACAAGCTGCCCTTAGGCAGCTAGAGCGTATGATTCGTCGTTTGCGACTAAAAAATGCAAATTTGATTTACGAGAGAAAATGCGCTCTCGGCATGCATCTATGAGTTTCATCACCAGCGTCGAAGCCAGGAACATCCCCATATATGAAGGGGCATCATAGCATAGATATCGGGAATTAAAATCTAAATTTCCTAGTACATTGTTAGATGATTGAAATATAAACTCTGAGAGGCTGAAGAAATGATCAAGATAAAAAGACAGGGAATTAAAAATAAGGGCTTATCTGTGAACACCAAGAGTGTGTTCACAGATAGATTTTATATGCTTGTTGGGGCTTATTTCTAGTGATTATCAGAGAGCTTAAGTTTAGTCTCTGAGTCCTTTCCCCAATTAAATTTTTGTTTACAAATCCCTAAGCCGATGATAAATAATGCAAGCACGCTGGTATAGGCAACCTCTTTAAAATAAGTTCCCTCTATTACCATTGTAATTAAAGCACCAATGATAAAAATAATCACAAGATATGTGAGCCACGGGAATAGCCACATTTTAAATGGGATATCGACACCATCTGCTTCTAGTTTTTTACGTAATTTCAGTTGTGAAATCGCAATTGCAAGATATACATATAAAGAGACCGTACCTGTTGCTAACATGAGTACATCATAAATATTCATGCTTTCAGTTGCAGTTAGATAAACAGCAACGATTGAAAAAAGACTAGAAAAAATAACACCAACCCACGGACTGTTATTATGGTTAGTTAATCCAAAACTTTTTGGTGCATCACCACGCTTGGATAAAGAATACATCATACGTGAACATGTATAGAGAGCAGAGTTAAAGCAGCTACATACAGACGTTAAAACAACAAAATTGACAATATGACGTGCTTCAGGAATACCTAATGCGCTAAGCGTAACACTGTATGTTCCCCAAGTTGGGTCTTTTAATAACGGGTTGTTATACGGTATTAGACAAACCGTAATAAACATCGAGCCAACATAAAATAAAATGATTCGCCATACAATTGAATTGGATGCTTTTCGGATCTCTTTAGCTGGGTCTTTGAACCGTACCGGGTTTGTCGGAGACTTTTTTATTTAAGTTAGGCCACCTGACCTAACGGATTAATCTTATCATAGTACATTGCTTCAAACTCAAAAGGCGATACATAACCCAGTGCACTGTGTACACGCTTTTTGTTGAACCAATCGGCTTTGTTGCACAAACCTAGCCTATAAGGTTTATTCAGTCCTATAATTTCAAAATGAATAAACCTACTCCTAAAACTTATCGTACAACCAACTGGTCTTCCTATAATCGCGCTCTCATTAATCGGGGCAACATTTCCATTTGGTTTGATCCAAACACTCAGTGGTATGCACAACCACAAAACAAGCAAGGTCGAAATCAAACTTACTCCGATACGGCTATTCAATGCTGTTTAATGATCAAATCTTTATTTAGACTCTCTTTACGCATGGTCACGGGTTTTGTTCAAAGTCTGATTAAACTTTGTGGATTAAATTGGACCGCACCAGATTACAGTACGCTTTGTCGAAGACAAAAACATATTGATATTGCGATTAGCTATCAAAAAAGTAGTGATGGGCTACATCTACTCGTCGACTCAACTGGCTTAAAGTTTCTAGGTGAAGGTGAGTGGAAACGTAAGAAACATGGACCTGAATATCGTCGCCAATGGCGTAAGCTTCATATTGGCATCGATGCTGAAACCTTGCAAATACGTGCAGTACAGCTTACTACAAATAATGTGAGCGATTCGCAAGTACTCGGTGATTTACTTGCTCAAATTCCCTTAGATGAACGAATTGATTCGGTCTATACCGATGGTGCTTATGACACGAAGCACTGCAGACAAGTCATTCTAGATCGAGATGCACATGCGCTCATTCCGCCAAGAAAAAATGCAAAACCATGGAAAGATCAGAAATTGAGATCTTTAGAGCGGAATGAGTTACTGAAAACAGTTAAACGTTTAGGAAGAACGCTTTGGAAAAAATGGTCTGGTTATCATCGTCGAAGTTTAGTTGAAACCAAGATGCATTGCATCAAACTATTAGGTGATAAATTAACAGCAAGGAGTTTTTCTAGTCAGGTGAATGAGATTCATGCACGCATAGCCGTATTGAACAAATTTACAGAATTAGGTCGTCCTCATACCCAAGTTGTCACTTGAATTCTGTTCAAATGAGCAGAGTGTTATCTTTTAAATCTTTGTGCAACAAAGCCCTATTAAGATGCAATATCATGCTAGTTTTATTAAGATGTATTGTGGAGCAACATAGTGTTGAGCTTGTGTAACGGTTATCATAGAGTCAACAAAGCG